GGAAAATAAGGAAGGCAGGGTAAAACCATTCCTGCAAAATCGAAAGCTCAACAGCAAGCGGCTGGAATAGCTCTTGCTGTGAAAAAAGGTAAACTCCCAGCATCTAAACTTAAAGGCGCGTCAAAACAAATGGCAAAAATGGGTACGAAAAATTTAAAACATTTTGCTGAGACAAAACGTAAAGGGTTGGTTAAGAAGGTTCAGAAAAAGTTGGACAAAACGTTCAGAAAGAAATAATGGCTAAGAAAAAACCTTTAAAAATTAAAAAAGCTGGTCAGTTGTTAAGTCAGTTTATACGTAGTATTGCTCTTGAAGAAACCGAACTTATAAAAGGTGCTGATGGCGAAGATCAAATGGCTTCTAAAGCTGAGGCTTTGGCCCGTCTGATGTGGCAGCGTGCGTTGGGTTATGTGGAACAAAGAATTGAAAAAGGTGGATTAGTAGATATTACCCATCCACCTGATAAAGTATTGATGAGTATGATTTTTGATCGGATGGAAGGTAGAGCACCGTTGATGAATCCAGAAAAAGGAAATAAACGGACGATTGCAGATAGAGTTTCAGAACAAGGAAAGAAACGATTAAATAAATTAGCAAAGAGTTCTTTGAAAAGTTAATATGGGTAATATAGCGATTGAAGAACAGATCAAGCCAAAGTTACGGGAGCCTTTTCCTGGTACTCCACGATTTTGGGAGGATCCAAAAACCGGGATATTAGTACCAAAACAGGAAACTGAAAATTTTCAGTGGCGAAAGAAACTTTTACAAGAGGCCGAAAATGATATAATTCTCCAAAATGATTTGATGGCAGCTTGTAAACAATCTTTGCTTTTTTGGATTAATGCTTTTGTGATGACTTTTCACCAATTCGATGTGTGCCCGGAGACGGGAAAACGTATTGAAGCTGTGAATGCACACACGGCATTTATTACGTGGGAAGTCCAGGATGATCTTTTTGGTCAATTTGAAAAATCTCTTGAAACCGGTAAAGATATTCTGATTAATAAGACACGTGACATGGGAGCAAGTTGGTGTTGTCTGGCATATTTACATTGGCTCTGGTTATTTAGACCAGATAGTCAATTACTTGAAATGTCACGTACTGAGGATTATGTAGATAAAGCCGGTAATATGAAGGCTTTATTTCAACGGCATGATTATATCAATAACTGGTTGCCAGAATGGATGCTTCCTCCACAATGTCACTATGGAGAAAAGAATCGTACTAAAATGCACTTACTTAATGTGGAGAATGGTTCTTGCATAGATGGTGAATCAACGACAGAACATGCCGCATCAGGTGATAGACGATTAATTGGTTTACTTGATGAGTTCGCTAAAGTTGAAAACGGAAAATTAATGCGTAGTGCTACAAGAGATGCTTGTTATATGCGTATTGTAAATTCAACTGTAGCCGGGCCTGGTACTGAATATAGTATGTGGAAAAATTCAAAACAGATAAAGGTTTTTCCATTAATGTTTTGGGATCATCCGGATAAAGGTAAGGGGCGTTATGTACGAAAACATCCGGTGACGGGTATTTGGGAAATTCGTTCTCCCTGGTTTGATGAGGAGGAAAAAGTTAGATCTCCACAAGAAATGGCAAGAGAAATTTTAGCCCAAGATGTTGAATCTGGATCACAATTTTTTACTCCTGGTAATGCTGATAGACATATTGCTTTTTTCGCCTGTGAACCTAAGACCAGATGGAACGTAGATTTCAAAAAAGGTGTTGCAAATGATCAGATCCCAAAAATAATTCGTAGTAGGGTTTTATCAAAAGTAAAATTTAATCGTGATAAAAATGGTCCATTACGAGTGTGGACTAATTTACTTATGGGTCGTCCTGATCAGTCTAAGAATTATATTTTTGGTATTGATCTTAGCAAAGGAATGGGGGCGTCAAATTCTGTTATTTCAATCAAATGTAAAGAGACGGGTGAGAAAATTGCAGAGTGGCGTGATGCGAATACTCCGCCGTATGAAATGGCCAGGATTGTTACCGCAATAGCTCTCTGGTGCGGTGGCCGAGGAGATAAAAAACTTCCGTTTTTGAAATGGGAGATGAATGGTCCTGGATGGGATTTTGGTCGTTTAATTGTTAAAGAATTCCATTATCCCTATTATTATAGAGATCATCAACCAGGACAAATCCGGAATAAGAAATTAAAGAAATATGGGTGGCATGCAAATTCATCATCTAAAAAAGAATTATTGTTATTATATGATAGATTATTAGCTCATGGCGGATATATTAATCATTCAAAATGGGGACTTGAAGAATGTAATATATATGTTTGGTATGATGATGGTGGAATTGGACCGGCATATTTAGTTAAAGAAAGTCAGGCAGCAAAGAAAACTCATGGTGATGTTGTTATTGCTGATGCTTTGACACTTGAAGATAAAGAGATTCCTAAAATGAAATTTAAAAGCCCAAATGCTCCAGAAGGGTCATTTGCCCGCAGGCGAAAAATGGCATTAGAGAAGAAAAGAAAGAAAACAGGTTGGAAACAATCGTTTGATTTCGGTGTATAGAAATGGCAACTAAAGAACAGTGTAAAAAGTGTGTTCACAGAAAGAAAAAAGATTGCCCGATATTAAAAGTCCTACATGAAAAAGGTGTTAAGGGTGAAAATATATTGCGGGCAAAATGTATAAGTTATAAAGATAAAAGATGAGAGAATTGAGAGTTGAATCAGAATATCCCCGTAAAATTGCCTTAGTCGTTAAGAACGGATTCCAAAGGTTAAGACGATATAGACGAGCAAGGGCCATGTTTATTAAGCAGTATGTAGGCCAGTATTACGCATCCTCAAAAGGTATAACCGGAGATGAACCCATAAATCTGATTTTTCATGCTATACGTACCCTGGTCCCGAATCTTGTAATGAAAAATCCGATTACTAAGGTGACAACTGAAGATGTGAATCAAGAGGATTATGCGTATCTACTTGGCCTTGCCCTCGATTCTATAGACAAGAAAATCAAATTAAAAGAAATTTTACGTGGTGGAATAGTCGCTGCACTGTTTGCGATGGGGATCTTTAAAACCGGCATTGCGGCCAGTGGACAAGTAATTACATGGGGTGATCTCCAGATAGATCCTGGTCAGGTTTACAGTGATCTTGTAGATCTTGATGATTTTGTAATTGATCCTTCATGCAGGGCTTTCGATAAGGCGGCGTTTCTGGGTGATCGAAATAGGGTTCCACGTCAATTATTACTGGATGATAATAATTGTGATCATGATTTGGTTATGAGATTACCACGATCTACACATCCGGATGCCAAAAATAAAATTGAAAAATTAACACAATCAAATCTTAGTAATATTGAAATGTTTGAATTACAGGATTTTGTTGATGTAGTGGAATTATTTGTTCCAGAAGCTAATGTAAGTCTATTAATTCCTGATCCAAATGTTATTATATTTGATGATTATATAAGGGGCGTTGACTTTTATGGCCCAAGTGAAGGACCATATACTACGATGTCACTAACTCCACCGGTTCCCGGAAACCCATATCCAGTGGCTCCTGTAGGTATTTGGCATGACCTACATGTGATGGCTAATAAATCAATGGTAAAAAGTATGGAACAATCTAATCGTCAAAAGGACATTGGTATATATGATCCTGCTGGAGCGGATGAAGCTGAAGATATTCGTACAGCAAGAGATGGTGACATGATTGCTGGTAATCCGGATTCAGTGAAAGTTGCATCATTCGGTGGGCAAAATCGTGATAACGCATCCATGCTAAGTCAGATGCAGATTTGGTTTAATTATATGTCCGGAAATCCAGATCAAATGGCCGGATTAAAATCAGATGCACGAACAGCTACACAAGCCCAGTTGCTTCAGGCGAATGCGAATGTTACAGTAGAGGACATGCGTGATATAATTTATGATATTGCTGCTGAGCTTAATAAGAAAATGGCCTGGTATTTGCATACTGATCCATTGATTGATTTACCATTAACAAAACGCCGAGCCGGTGGTAGACAGATACAACTACGATTAACACCGGAACAGCGTAGCGGTGATTTTCTTAATTTTGCATTTAATCTTAAAGCCAGGTCAATGTCACGGCTTGACCCTACTATAAAATCTAAACGTATGATGGAATTTGCCACTAATGTGATTCCGGGTGTTATGACATCCGGGCAAATAGCTACGCAAATGGGCGTGGCACTTAATGTAGTAAGGGTACTTACAGATCTTGCTGAAGAACTCGATATTACAGAGACAGCTAAGGATTGGTTCCAAGATCCCGAATTTATGAATCGTATTAAATTAATGATGGCTATGGGACCACAAAATGCTGGTAAAGCTGGAATGGGGTCGTCACAGGGTATACAACAACAAGGTGGTTATCCTGGACAAAGGTCAGTTTCAAGCTCACAGAAAGAACAGAATCAAAGTTTTCAAATGGGAGCTAATGAATCGCAATCGGCTAATCAAGGGGTTTATTAATGAGAGGAGAAATAAAAGCAATGACTGAAAAAAAAATTAATGGGTTTGATGAGTGGGAAATTAAGAATGCTCTTGATACTCTTATTCAAGCTAAAGAAATTATGAAGGACGCTAAAAAAGTGAAAGCAGTCCAACAGTTAATAACTGATAAGGCTAAAGCTACTAATGAGGTAGCACGTGAACTTAAAGTTTCTAAGAAATTAAAAAAGGTGCTCGGATGAGTGTAGTAAGATCACGATATGTAGAAGAACTTGAAGGAAAAATGGCAAAGGGTGAACCTTTTGAAAAAGCCCATAAAAAAGCTGTTAAAAAAACTGCGGTGAAATCAACAAGAAAAAGGTCTGACCGGGATGAGGATATAATAAAGAGAGTGGCCCGTAAGTTGTATGAAGTTTTTTATGGCTCAAAAGCCTATGCTAAAAAGAAATTTAAACCGAGTGGGAAAAGAAAATAAAATGGTGACACATAGATTTATTTGTAATAGATGTAAGATATTTATTGAGGACACTACTACAAAGGGTATTCATAAGTGCCCAGAATGTGGTGGGGATGCGGCTTTAGATTGTAAAATTGCTATTCATGGCAATTATAAGCATCCAATACATTCTGATGCCCTGGCGATTAGTCCGACCCAAATAGCCGAGCATGAAAAATTATTTCCAAATATTAGGTTAGATAAAGCATGTCGTCCAATATTTGAAAAATTTTCTGATCACGAAGCGTATATGAAAAAGTGTGGGATTGTTAAGCATCGGCAAAGGATAAAGTCTAAGGGGAAAAGAATAGCATGAAACATTGTGGTTGTTGTAAAATCTGGAAAAAAGAAATCGAATTTTCAAAAGATAAATCTGCGTCGGATGGTTTAGATAGAGTGTGTAGGAACTGTCTCTTATACACATCTGACGCTGCCGACGAGCGATCTAGTGTAGATCTCG